GCGTTTAAGTCATTTGCTGTTGCGGTTGTATCATTTGCCACTTGCGCACTCGATAATGATTGTCCGTATCCATTTTGTCCGGAGCCGGCTCCTAAAATAAGTTCTATACGAGATTGTAAGTTGTTAATTCTTGCTGCTGTAATAGTGTCGCCGACGGCCATTTTTATTGTTCCTTATACTTTGAGTACACATTCAATTAGCTTTTCACCCTCGTCGCTGCTACCTTCTAAGGCAATACCTACTAACGAACCGCCGTTTATTGCAGTCCCTGCACATCCGTTATCGTTGACATATACTGCATCGCCCTTATTTACAGAACCAACAATACGTACTGGTAGTCGGCCTTTTAAGCCAATGTACTGGCCATCTGCATCGCTATTCATCATTAGTGCAGGATCAGTTGAAACTACACCAATTGCTATGCAACCTGAATTAACTGGTTGTACTTCTGCCTCGCCTCTGCCAACACAAACTACTGTGCCAGGAGCAAGTTCTTCTGCTGTAGAATATTTTTCTGCCAAGTCAGCATAACGTGCTGTAGTTGCTGTACCTTGGAATAAGTTTGCTGCAATGTTTCCTGTAGCATCTCTAACTGCAACTGTATTATTTGATGCACTAACACTCGAAGTGCGGAAATCACTTCCTACTCTCAGTGCAGTAGCAGTTGATGCTTCGCCTGTAAAATTTGCTGCATAAACATTAGACCAGCCTAAACTTGCTGATCCTAATGAAAATGTATTATCCGCTGCTGGTACTACTGTACTATCGTTTATTGTTGCTACGTGTGTAAGTGTTCCGCCAGATGTAGTAACTTTAAATTTAATGCTACTATTGTTAGTTACATTTTGAATAACACCATCATAACCGTTATCATCAATTTTAATATGTAAATCATTTGAATCGCCGACTAATAAACCTGCATCTGGTAATTCTAAACCTTGTGTAAACTGAATGTTTCCATCTGAAGTTTGAATAAAGTTACTTGCATCAATGCCGCCCAATTTTAATGCGTTCGATGCTGTACCCCAGAAATAATGATCTGTACTTGTAACTCCACCTGTTGCTGTTTTAGTATTTTTTAGTGTAATACCTTTTCTTAATCTATCATAGCCTTGTCCTTTTACAACAGTTTCACTTGAGTTTAAATCAAACTCGTGCGGGCTAATAACAAATATAATTTCATCTTCAATTGTAGCAGTAATAATACTTTTTGTTCCGCCTTGAGCATCCACAACTTCTCGGCTTTGCATTTGGGTTACACCTTCGCCTGCGTTTTGTGGACCAATTAAAATAAAACTTACACCATTAAATACGTAAAGTTGATCGTTTGCACTATCCCACCAAAAATCACCTGTTGCTAATCCTGTAGGTTCTGTTGCACCAATTTCAGCGCCGCCAGTTGTGCGCCATTTTGTTCCGTCAAAGAACTTTAATTTACTTGAACCGCTATCAAACCAAACTTGACCGCTTAATGGTCTTGCTGGTTCATTAGCTCCGCTAAAGTTTTCTAGCAAAAATAGGAAATTTTCATTTTGAATTTCACCATATCCTGCATAGTTTTTACCTATGAATTTAAGGTCAGTTGTTTGATCAACTGTGCCGTCCTCCACTGTTGTTAACAGTGTATTGTTATATCTATCAATTGAATAAGCCATTCTTGTGTAACCCCTAATAGTGCTATTATATTATTTATCGTTTTTACGGATAGTTGGATGTCGGCTGGTCAATTACCCAAGCTGTTCCATTTGATATATACTGCATTAATGCTCTAGCTGGTGACAGAATAACTGTACCACTAGCACCTTCAGCAGCAAATGTAACACTTTGTACAACTGATTCATTTTGTGTTCCATTAGAATCAACAGGAATAAATGAAATATTCTTTGCTGATTCTACATCAACCCCTTCTACCGTAGCCCCTGCATATGATGTTGTATGTATGCGAGCAATTTTTCCGTTATTATTTGCATTAGCAGGATATAAATCTCCTAGATAAGCAGCAACATTGTTTTCTAATGTTGCTCCTACACCTAAACCAGTAATGTCCATACTAAATGCTATTACTTCAGTAGATATTTGTGTATCTACATAATTTTTTGTTGCAGCATCTTGTGCAGCAGTTGGGTCAGCCATGCCAGTAATTTTTTGGCTGTCAGTAATATTAATGTCACCGGATGCTGTTATAGAAATACCCGACGTTGATGCTAAGATCATATCGTTAGTTGAGCTAATAGTTTTACTATTAATATTAATTTCATCAACTTGTAATACTGTAAGTGTACCAATTTGGTCTAAATCTAGTGCTTTTGTAACATTTACAAGTGTATCATCTGTAAGTTTATCTACGCCGCCGATTTTGTATGCTTTAGTTGTATCGCTAACATCAATATTAACATTAGATGTCCATGCATTTGCTGTTGTTTGCCATGTCCATAATTTTTGACCTACATCACTTGTATCTAATACAAAGCCGGCATTGTTAGCATTAGCACCCGTTAGTGTTGTTCCGTCTGCTGTCTTAGCAATTTCAATGTTTTTATCTTCTACTCGTAATGTAGCAACATCAACACTTGTTGTATCGCCTTCAATTACCATATTACCTGTAACTCTTAAATCACCTTGAATATCAAATGTATATTCAGGTAGTCTAAAATCGCCAGCATCTGTTCTATTGAAAATACCTACTCTAGCTGTACTTGCATCTACATATATTGCATCAACACTAACAGAACCAAATGCTGTTGATTTTACACGCATACTAATATCGTGGTCAGTTAGCTGATTTTCAAAATAAAATCTTGGACCAACAACTTTTTGCACATGGTTTTGTCCAAGTCCAATTGTTAATCCACCTGAGTTTTGTATGGTTAATGTACCAACTGTAACTCCGTCAGTTGTAGAAGGTAAAAACGAGTCAGCTGTTCTAACTTGGCCGCTAGATGTAACTAGAGCATTTGCAGATTCTACTGTACCTTTCCATTTAAAATTACCAGGATCAATTAAATTAAATCCTGGATAAATTATCCCATCTGGGTTATCTGCTGTAACAAGTCCTGTAATTCTTTGTGCATAGGTTGGCGTAAATTGAATGTTACTAATTACTGCTGATAAAGTGCCGCCAATATATAGATTAGCAACTGTACGTGATCTACTTTGTGTATCAAGTATACTTTCAATTTGAAAGCCACTAACTCCTTGGTTTTTTGTATATAACGGACCTACTAAAATTAAGTCGGAGCCGTCGTAGGCATGCATTTGGTTGTTTTCATTATCAATCCATAAATCTCCTGCAACCATTTGAGGCCTTGTATCATCTACAAAAGGACCGCCTGACGATTTCCATGCATTACCGTCATAAACTTTTAATCTTGATTCTGCACTATCCCACCAAGTTTGGCCTTGTAACGGATTACTCGGTGCAGCAGTATTACTAAAATTTTCAAGTAACTTAATAAAGTTTTCATTAAAGTATTCACCGTAGCCACTATAGTTTCTACCAACTAAAACAAGATTAGTACTATTTGTATCAATCTGTCCGTCAATTAAATCTGTAAGTAATGTTCCGTTTGTTTTGTTTAGTTGATAACTCATTTATTATTGCCCCGTATAAATTATATAATTCACTGCTAAGAACGGGTTCATAACATCAAGTGGATCGCCAACTGACGATTCAGTTTTTATGCCGCCGCTTGAAGCGATACCTTGTGTTCCGCCTAGTCCAGGTTCTATTGGAAGTTCAATAGCATTGTCGTCAACAGGTTCGCCTGCGCCAACTCGTATACCATAGAACTGTGTTCCTGATTCACCTTCTAGATCGTGTTCGTGTTCTGGTAAGTTATTAGTAGTAATTGTTTTAGATTCAGTCCCTGCGTTCCCGCCAATTGCATCTGCAGCAATATCTGTAACACGATTAGCACTTGGGCCGCCCATGTTATCAAGTCCCATTGCAAATCTACCTCTTAAATCAGGAAGTGCAAAAGAACTAACTCCGTTGTTGTTTAACAATGACGGATCTTTAAAGTTGTATTGTATTGCTAACCACAATTCATTATAGTCTGATTTTAAAACTTCTGTGCCGTCGCATAATAACCAACCTGCTGGTGCTTCTTCACCGCCGTATGGCATGATTGCGCCTGGGGGTACTAACGGAATATCTTTTAAGAAATTACGTTTAGATATTTTATATGCACCTGTAACGCCAGTAGTTCTGTTTATTAATAGTTCGTCTGCATTTTCTGCCGCAAAAACTGTTTCTTTATTACTAACAAAACTATTTGCAATGCTTATATTAAACGTTTTTGTACTTCCGCCTGTTTGTCCATCAAATTCAAAACTAGTAGGATTTACATCTCCAGCAACTGCAAAGGTTGTTGCACTTGCTAGTCTATCTGCTGAGCCAGCTCTTCCTGAAACTGTACCACTTACGTTACCTTGAATATTTCCATAGAATGTAGTAGCATAAATTTGGTCATACTTATTATTGACAGTACCAATATTTCTAACACTTGGAGAATCAGGAACAATGTTTCCTGTATATAGAATTCCACCTATATCTACATCGCCACCAATATAGGCGTTCAGTGCAACACCTAAACCACCTGTTGTAACAATACTACCAGTTCCTACTGATGTTGAATTTAAAGGATTAACAACACTTAAAACTCCAGTGCCCGGTTCACCTGTTTTAGGAGAAATTTTAGCATTACCTTTAAGATCAAATGCCTCTTCTGGCGCTGATGTGTTTACACCAATATTGCCTGAACTATTAATACTTAATACAGTAGGTGTTAAATTACCTTCACGTAATCTAAAGTCAATACTTGAACCGCTAGTATTATGTTGTATAATGCCAGTTTCACCGTCAATACCTAAACTTAGTTGACCGCCTGTACCAATTTTAATGCCATCGTTGTTTTTAATACTTAATTGGAAGTCTGTTGTACTTGCTGCATTACCTCTTAGGAAATTACTTGCAGGTATTATGTCGCCGCCAACAATTAAGTTTTCTGCTTTTTCTGAAATACCATAAAACTTTAATGTTTGTAATCCTACAATTGCTTCATTTGCAAGATTTATTCCTGGTTGTATTCCTTGTCTAAATCCTGTAATAGATGTCTTAGGTGTAAATGCTTGACTACTAACAATAGCAACCGGCTTATCTTTTACTTTAATTGATAACACACTATAAGTAACATCGTCTGTACCAACTATAGACTGTGCTGCTGCGCCTGTTAATAATCCGTCACTAAAGTCTGGTCCAACTAGTACCCAAGTACTACCGGTAAACAAATATAATTGCTGACTTTCTGTGTTTACCCACAGGTCTCCTGCATTTGAATTTGCAACTGCCGGTTCTGCACTTGCTTTTTTAAGGCCGCCACTAGCAACCCAATTAGTACCGTCATAAACTTTTAGCTGATCTACGTTTTGTGTAGTGTCATACCAAAGTTGTCCTTCTACAGGTTTTGCTGGAGCATTAGGACTTGCAAAGTTTTCTAATAAGTGTAATAAGTCTTCTGCAATTGCTTGACCGTATGCTGTTGTGTTACGGCCCGGTAGCATTAAACTTGTTTCATCATTTAATGTATTATCTTCAACAATAATCGAACCTTTGTTAACTATGTCAGTGTAATTTACTGTATATGGCATCTATATACTCCCTTTACCCTGCCAAACTCTGTATGCGAACAGTATAATCAATTTGAACTAATCTGTTCAAACTTTTTTGTACTGGGTGGAAAACAACATGGGTTATTAATCTTCCTTCGCCGGTTGTGCTGTAGCTGCGCAATCCTAATTCATCGAATACATAAGGACTATCGCTTGCTGCGGCAGTGTCAAACGCATCTTGGCCGTTTGGTTCTCCATAATCAAGCAAACAAGTTACAATAATATCAGTATAATTTGTCCCTGCAACATGCCTAGTTTCTAATTTATTCCTAGCAGGGTCTGTATTGTTTACACTTCTATCGTCGACAACCTTTGAATATGTTTCATTATACAAACCTGCATTAGTACCTGTGCTGTTTGGTGTTAGATATGTGATTACCCCAGTAGGATCAACGCTCGTGCCACCGTTACCAAGGCTTAATTTGTTAATAAATCCTTGTCCTGAATTGCTTAGACTTTCTGCAAGTGCAATACTCATATTTTCATAGTGAATTGCATTACGTTTGTCAACGTAAACTTTTTTAGATTCAGGATCATGTATTTTAATGTGTCCTTGCACTACTACTCCATTTGTATCTTTCATGTTGTCGCTCATTTAATTTTCCTATACTGTATTTATTCAGGTAGCTCTGTTGTGCCGGCACGTAAGAATCTAGATATTGCATTTTTTGAATCACCTAATGATACACCCGACTCTGTCCAGCTTTTTCCTTGTTTTTTCACTACTGTTACTGCTGTTCCTTCTGCAGGCGCATTAGTAAGTATTAACGCATTTGCACTAATAGTAAAATCAATCGAATGTGTAACATCGCCTTCTGGACTATCAAGTGCTATTGTTGGATCAAATACCTCCAACGTATTTTTTCTTTGTCTAATTCCGCCAACAAATACTTCAACTTCATTAACCGAATCAACTGTAAATGGTATAGCAAACGTTGTTTGCGCACCGTCAACTTCTTCTCTAAACGTATGTGTCATTGTAGCATCTGTGTACGGAACAGTTTTACTTACGTTTTGATCAAATACCTTTGATCCTGCTGCATGTAAGTTTTTAACTCCTGTTCCTAGCGTTCCTCTGCGTAATTGACGTAATATATTACCTTCTTTTACAAAATATTCAATACGTTCGCCGTCAATAAAAACAATACCTGGTAAATTTTGAGGCTTATTTGGTTCTGACAACATACTTGCATCTTCTACTTCAATTCTTAAATCATAATAATTTAACGGATTTGCTAATTTAGTAGCCGGTGCATCTAAACGCTTAAAGTGTGTTCTATTTAACATATCTTTAAACTGTCTAAATGCAAATTTAGGCTTACTTACAGGAGAAGTAAAATGTATAACATCAATTTTATCGTTAGTTGACGGTTGTCTAATTAATCTTACTTTCATACCGTCATTAGTAACATAGTAATCAACACTAGGTGTTAACAATTCGTTATTTACAGATACCCAAACATACTGTGCATCAGGAGCAGGCGAGCGTAAACTAATTTCACCAGTTGTTAATCTAATATAATTTACATAATCTAATTCATCTGGAGACATTAGTTTTCTAGATACAACATCATAGTTAATTCTATCAATGTCAATTATATTGTGATTAGAGAATTGGAATATTTCAATAGTATCATCCAATGCAGGGGGTGTGTCAAATGTAACCGTTTTGCCTGTAACTCTATAATCACCGTCAGTAATTACAAATATATCAACAACATCTCCCGGGACGCCTACATCATCTGCAAATATAATACTACTATTTGAAATTTCAAATCTCCAGTCAATTGGTGTAGTTTTTTCAATTCCATTTAAGAATACTTTAATATCATTAACTTCAAGACTTCCTGACGGATGCTGGAATGTTTCAACAGCAAATTCTTTTTGTCCTGCTTGCGGAATTACAAATTCAACATTGTATCCTGCTTTTAAAATTGTATTATTTACTTTTACAATTAAGTTGTGTTCTGTTGGAATTGAGTAAAACGGCGATTGTAGTAATTCAAAATCAGCTAACGTGCCGTTACCGGTAAATGTATCTTTAGTAATTTGACTATAATTTACAGTATCTGAATTACCAAATGCTGTAAAGTGAATAGTTTTATTTGCATCTTGTACCTCATCAAATCTAATAGCTGCAAATAATCCTACTGTTTCTGTTTCTAAAACATCTACAGTTTTAGGAGTACCGTCAACTGTAACAGAAACTTGCATTCCTTCTACATATTTGATAGGAAGTGTGTATTCTTCTGACGTTCCGTCAGTAATTAACGTTCCAAAATCTAGTATACTTTGTATTCCTTGTGCCGCTGCTACTATATTAAGTTCAGCACCTACTGTTGCACTAGCAAACGTAATAGTTTTGTCTGTCCAATTAACTGTATAATCTGTGCTCGGTAATAATTGATTGTTTAATTTTACAAATATTGCATCACTAGTGCTTGGTAGTGCGCCAAGACTATAAGTCAATGTGCTATCCATAATATAGCTTTGGCTAAAGATTTGTCCTTGCCCGTCACTATCTCTAGTATAAACTTTAATATCTAACGTATCAAGTATTTGTCCTGGTACAAGTTCTTCTGGACCTTTAGATGTTGTCGGCGTAACAAATCCGTCACCATCTACAACAATGTCTTCAGCATTTAGACCAGTAGCCGACGAATATAATAAATCTCCGCCGTTAATTTGTGTATCATAACTTGTTGGATCTAACTGTATTGCTCCATCACTTGTAGATTTTCTTACAGCAATTACATCGCCATCAACTAAATTTGTTAAATTAAGTCCATCATTGTCAAGATATATTGTAGTTTGTACACCGTTACCTACAATAGTAGTGCAAGTTGCACTAGGATTAGTAGCGGATGATCCCGGAACTTCCGGAATAGCTGCTACTTCCGGAGTTCCGCCTACTAATTCATCAACAACATATCCTGACACGCCTGTATCATTTTCACCAAAAATACTTTCTATTGTAGCAAAATCTGGTTTGCTCAACACTGGGGCAAAGTATGTATTGAACAATGCATAACCTAATGGGTTGTTTGCTAACATACCTGCTGGTGTTTTTAAACTATCATCCCATTCAGGACTAAGACTGCCGCCATCCCAGTATACACTCATATCCCACATTGACCAGTTTACCAAGTAGGTGTATTCTGTGTATGCAACTGCTGCTTTCTCTGGATCTGTATTCCAATCAGTAGCATAACCACTTGGATCATATAATCCTGCATCAATTGCTTCTTTCATTGCTAAATGTAGTGCTGTGTTTTTCCAATCAAAACTTGGTTCATTATTAATTCTAATATCTGGATTCATTTCCACTGCGTCTATACTACCAGGCACTGCACCCGGAATACCAAATGCGTGTACGGTGTGGAATACGTGTTCGAATATTTCTTCAATATCTCTACGCTGTGTTGGAGGATTGTTTCCGTTGATATTTTTATACCATACCATATCCTTTTGAGCAACACTATCATTAAATGCTTGTAGTCCTGCATAACTTGCCACGTTAACATCTTCTAACCAGTTAGGTGTATATGTACTACCACCGTTATATGCAACTCTTTGTATTGCAGGTATTCCTGCGTGATATGTTCCTGCGTCACCACGTAGTGTTTTAATAAAGTTACGTTGATGTGTGGTGTTAATGCCAGCACCGTTAGGATCAGTTATTAATTCAAATGTTCTTGCAGTTTTCTTTGCCCATTCATCTGGTACTGCAAGTTGTCCGCCTACTGCTCCTGCAACAACTAGTTTCAATCCGTTTACAGTTAAGGCTCTGTCAAACACTGTACCATTGTTCTCAGTAATTAATGCACCATTGTTGTATTCTGCATCTGCTGGCGCACCAGGTACTGCTGGAACACCCGGTACTGCCGGTGTTCCTGCTACAAAATCAGTTGCGTCAATTCTTATACCGTTTCTGTAAACATTGTACTCAATTGTATTTTCTAAAGGTTTTGACAATTCAATAGCAACTGTACTTCCATCTAATACAAAAATTTCATCTTCAAATGTATTTTCAAAAGTGTCCCAATTATCAGTATACCAACCTGATGTATCCCAACCTGCTGGGCCTGAGAAGTCAAAACTGCGTACTTCTACTCCGCCATAATCAATACCATCTAGTAACTGAGACAACTCTTTACCAAACATATTTGCGCCGGGTTGGTATGCAAATTTAATTCTATCTTCAGCACTTAATAAACTTATAGGTTTTAAATAATTTACTGTTATTACAGAATTTAGTTTAGGAGGAACATTAAATTTAATTCTGCCTCTTTCTCTATTATACGTTTTTGTTGTATCTTCAAAATTTTCATATGTATATTTGCTACGTAATTGTAATACACCATCAACTAAAACTGAAACTTTCTTTAAATCAAGGTCCATCGGCCATATTAAATCGTATGTTGATCTAGCACCTGTACCTGTTAGTGTTTCTGTTTCTTCAAGTGTATCAAAAGTATAACTACCTGCGTTACGATCAAACTTCATTGCAACTTTGGTTGACCTTACTAATCCGCTACCTAAGACTGCTGTTGCCTTTGCAGGAGTGCCATCGTCGGTTTGCGATCCTTCAATTACAACAGTTGGAGCACTTGTATATCCACTTCCAGGAGTAACAATTTCAATTTTAGTTATTTTTCCATAACCGAGATATGCCTTTGCTGTTGCGCCTGTGCCACCGCCGCCTTGTATTTTAACAATTGGTTCAAATGTCCAGCCGCTGCCGCCATCGCCGATTTTAATTTCGGTTATTTGTTGGCCTATATTGTTTTTCCAATTTTGTCTTGGATTAACAGTACTATCTAAGTTTTCATTTACAATAACATTGTCTAATATACGTGCTGTGCTTGATTCAATTCGACCTGTGACTTCATTATATGCTGGGCTTAAATCAAAGTCAGTTGTTCGAGAACTAGTATTGTCAAGAACATCATAATTACTTACAAACTCTCTTAGTTTAGTTTTGTAAGGTTTAAATTCTTCTACAAACTCTTGGTAACTTGACAAGTTGTCATTGTTAAAGGTAATATCGTCTTGATTTAGTGTTCCTCTAATATGTTTTGCTTTTACAAAACTAGTTTTAAACAGCCAATCTACAGTTGGTTGTTCTGCCATTAAATATCGAAGTGAAGACATAAACAATTTATTGTATTCAACTTTTAAATTACCTATAAAAATATTATCTCTAAGAGTTTCTAAAATAGTTCTTATTTCTTGAGAAGGATTATTATCATAGAAAGTATTATCAAATCTTCTATTATCAAATCCTACAGTATTTTCAAGGAAATTATAAAGACTTTGTTTAAGTTTTATCGTTCCATTTTGTCTACCAATTGTTTCAAAATTTACTGTATAATCTTCAGTCTTTTCATCAGCAATTTTTCTTAATAATAACCAACCGCCAGTTCCGACATTATTAATTTTAACAACATCGTTAATATTTAAATCTAAAGGAAAGAGTTGATAAGATCCTTCAATACTAGTTGCAATCGGAGTAAATTGATTATAGCCTTCTGCATACCAATCTACATATTCCCAGTATAACGATGTATCAAAACTTTGTAATGCTCGTCTATACCATTCTTTGGTACCAGTGTTGTACGAATATAAAGCCCATTTACCATTAATATTAGCATCTGCTGTTACTAGTACTGTAAATGGTCTAACACTGATTGTTGTTTGATCGTTATATCCTATACCGTCATCAACAACAGTTGCCGATGTAATTTGTCCTAGATTATTAATTTCAACCTTAATATCTGCATCTTTGCCTGCACCAATAACTTTTATTTTAGGAGGTGCTTTATATCCACGACCCGAATTATCTATATTAACTCTTACAAGGTTGCCATTTACAATAACAGGAGTTAGTGCAGCAGTCTCCAATTTATTAGTACTAATATACTGTAATTCATCTACACTGTCAACACTTAAATCCCATGTTTGAGAATTAATTGTAGGAATTTCATCTTTATACGACAATCTAGTTAAATTATATTCGTCAGTAATTAAGTTTTCTTTTAAAACTATATTAATTCTTTCAACTGCTTGTTTTAATGCTTCAGTTCTATTAACAAATAAACTTTGCCTAGGTCTAGACTGGATGCCGTATCTCATGCTTACGGGAATGTTTGGATCAGGAACTGCCTTACCATTACTGTCAAAACCAATTAAACTATCAAACCATTTGCGCTCTAAACTAGGATCTGGTACACTATCGCTAGATCCGTCAGCAAACAACTTATATTGATTATGATATTTTTGTGCAGTTTTGTCTAACGTGTGATATTTAATTTGCAGAACAACGTCATCACCTTGTACTAAATCGTTACAGTTATTAAGAACAAACTTGTCCTTTCCTAAGAAACTTATAAATTTATATCCAGAAGTTCTTGGATTAGAAATTAAATTTGCAATTGTAATAGTATTAAGTTTTCTGCCAACTGGAATAGTCCTTTTATTAATTACCCAATAGTAATATTTTCTACTAAATGTCTTGCTTATATTATCATAAGTAATTTTTGTAGAATATCTAGTGTCGCCGTAAATCGACACTCCGCTTACTCCATTAGCAGTTCCTTCTGTTGATCCTGATAATTGATCCCAACGACTTGGTAAGAAAATACTTTCTACCCATTCGCAAATAATAATAGCAGAACTTGGTGTTAATTTATTCCAATTATCTCTTTGGAACGTTGTTGAACCTTGATAAGGATTAACAAATTTAGCTGTTTGGGTATTCCACCAAACTTTACCAACATACTTGTCAGTCCATCCTAAATCAGGTTCAACCAACGGATCAGCTATTGTTCCTGTATTATAGAACGCAGGATCAGCTGGTAACTTATAAGATATTTCTTGTTCAGCCGGACCTGGTATTTTACCTTGTATAATATCAACATAATCGATGTATGAAACAATACTATTGGTTCTCTTATTGTAAATAAGTGCTCCGTCAAGTTGTTTAATATCTACGGGCGTAATACCCTGACTTATTATACTCCATGACCTTGTATTAGGTTTCTTCCTATAATTCAGTAAAATTCCCTTATGATCTCTGCCATCAACGTATTGTGTTGGAACACCTATATATGCATGATTGTTTACTGAATAAACATTTTCACCAAATGTAGTTTGTGTCATTGGATAAACAAACTGCTCACCGTACACTAAAGTAGTACCAATTTTTTCATAAACATAAACTAAGCCTTTGTCTAGTTTTGTATTCTTAAATGTAGTAAACTCTTTATCAAATGTAGTTTGAATTTCATTATCTTTATCAAAAGTTGTTGGTATTTTTTGATCGCCATTTAAACTTGAAATAAGTAAATCGTCTTTTCCAAAATCAACACTAAATCCAAATTTTTCACTTTCTTCGTTACTAGGTGATTTGATTGTTTGAGATAGGCTAAAAATGCCGTCACTATTTTGTGTCCAAATATATACTATGCCTTGATTAACTTTAACGTCATCGTTTAATGGGGCGCCGATTGCTATTTGTGTTCCATCTGGACTTAGTGATACTGACTTTGCCCAATCATCACCGTCAACTGGCGCCGGTATGACTTGTGATACTGAATATTTGTTATCAATTTCTCTATATACAACTATGTTATAGTCAGTAGTACTATCAGCCTGTGCCAACTTTGTTGTTACGATTAATACATTCGAATCGTCACTTACATCAAAACTTTCACTAAATTCTAATATATTTTCTAACGGATCAAATACTGTTTCATCATAAAATGCATTTGCAGTTAAATTTGGCAAATATCCTACATAGTCAATTCTTGTAGTTAATGATGTCCAAGAATTATTTGTGCTTGAAGGAACAGCACTAGCAGCGTCAATATTAGTTGTTGCTTTCCATAAATCATTATCGTATGAGACTATATTATTTTGTCTGTATGCATATGCGTTATTAAACTCGCCCATAAACTCAGGATCTTTTCCGTAACGCCAACTAATTTTATTCCAATAAACTGTGTTTAATATTTCATTCATAGTTTCTGGAACATCTTTTAGTGCTTCATAATAATCATCTTTATAAAGAACTACATCTCCTTTAGAATATGCATTTAGTCTATATACACCAAGGAATTCTTGCTGCGGTGATACGCCGTGGCGGAATATTTCAATTGACCCTGGCTGTGTTCTTCTACCTGCGGAATCATTTTCTGCAATGCCGCTGTCGCTTTTACTTCCTACTAATAATGTGTAGTAATTTCCAGACTGTACTATCTTAACTTTGCTACCAAACTGTCTATTATTTGCTCTATACTCAGATACAAATATATCTTTAATTCTATATGTGCCGTTATTCAATCTTCTATATATTGCAACAGCACCTTCGTTTGTTAAGTCATTAGATATTCCTAATTCCATAGCAGGAATGTTAAACACTTGTGTATAATCTTTGTTTAAACTAAATGGAGGATTAGAACTTCTAGATATTCCCGACTCGGTCACTTCAGTAAAGAATGAATATTCTTCATCAATTATTTCAGGATTAGATACAATGTTAAAATTAGAAGTATGTTCAAAGACTACTAATTTTCCAACTAAACTAGTTTGGACGACAATATCGTTGTTTACGTCTTCTACTGTACCGCATATACGATCAGTATCTGTTGCTCCTCTTAGTACAGTATTTGCTTTTCTTCTAATTTCATATTTTCCAATATTAGACTGTTCAACAAAATCACCAGTTAATACTTTTACATACAATCTAACACTATTAAAGTTACGCTGTACATATACAACTGATGCTGTACTTGTAGTAATTGTTGTTAATGCTAATCCACCTTGTCCATCTTTTGGACTTTGTACATCTTCAATTATATCGTTAACTTGTGGCTGAAACGCAAAACCTGAAAAGTCAAACTCACTAAGAGTTATATCAATATATCCGTCCCATAGATCAATAACAGTATGTTGCTTGTTTAAAATATCGTAAGATAAACCGGCAGCATCTAAATTAATATCTCTATTATCAAGATTATAAAAATTAAAGGTTGGAGTGTCGCCGATACTAAGTTGATCTGAATATTGTCTACCAACTCGTGCTATCCATTTATTACTTGGTTGATCTGCTTCAACGCCGTCTTGTCCGTCAGCAGGTGTTGGATCACCGCGATATGACAAGTGTGATAAAAAGCTAACCCTATTTTTATTTGTTACATATAAACCAATATCACCTACTGTGGCTTGAACATTATAGTATAAATTAGTGTCACGTACTGACGATTGTAACAAAACATCGGCATACACTAACCCTCTTCCTACATCATAATAACGTGAATTATTATTATATGTAGGTGTTGCTATTTGCCAATATCCGCCAACTGCATTTGATGTAGAATATGTGTCTTCTTCGGTATAAAATCCTACAAAATCAGTATCGTCAATGTAAAGTTCGCCTGATATATCAAAAATACCATTTGAACTTTTAAGATATATAACTGCACTGTCGCCTTTAAATGCAACATAGGATACATCTGCACTACCTGTGTCAGTAGTTATACGTTGACCCGCTACAGGCAATGTTACAAAAGTATCAACAAACATAATGTGGTCAATTTTTTCCAAAATAGTATGTTCGCCTGTAATAAATGCAGTATTAAGTTCTGGTATTTCTCCATCAAACGGTATATAATTATCTAAAGTCGGATATGAAAAACTGCGTTGATTCCAAAATAAATTAATCCTATCACCTAAAGATGTTCCTAAATATTGATCTTTAGGAGCACGTACTAACATATGATCTGTGTTAGCATAATTTGTTAACCCAGGATTACCTGCAACTAATAAATTTAGTGTTGTGCTATCTGCATCTGCAGAATTTGCAATGTTAATATAAGAGTCAAATGTTGAAAAAGGCTGACTAGCTATCTCAGGTAAAATTTCTCTATTAGCTTTCCATAGACTTTCTCTATAACGTATTATATCACCCTTAACATAACTAGCGTCGGGTTGGAAATCAAACGTCTGTTGACCATTGCCGTCGTCTTTATATGCTAACTTAGTTTTAATATTACTTGCTTTTGGAATACCAACAACTAAGTATTCGCCATCAGGTGAAACGTCTATGCTTTTACCAAAGTCGCAACTAACTGGATTAAACAAATTAGTTTCATCGATAGTTATTTCTTGTGATAAATTTAAATTAGCTACATCTCTAGATCTTCTGTAATATGAAATTTGTCCGTTACCTGCATTAGGCGCTGAAACAAAGACATTATTATTATTACTTGTTACTGCAATACTATCAGAAAACCCTTGATCTGTACTGTCGTAATCTGCTGGATTTTCAATTGTTTGTTGGTTAGAATATGCAGGACTGTTTTCTAATACTGCCCAGTCATCGTCATACTTGTCAATCCAGAGCCTTTGTCCTTCATATAAATTTTGTCCAATTACAGTGTTAATTTCTGGGACTGTAGGAATCCTAACAGAAATTAATCTAACTATAAGAAACGATTCGCTGTCAAATACATTAATGTCGTTATCTAACGGTATTTCAATTACTATTTTGTCTAATAATACAGCAGCTACTTTATAAAGACCATTAAGGTCATATTTATTTGCAGCTTTAAATCCAATAAAATCTTCGACATCGACTAAATTATCAGCCCATGCGTCTGTAGTAATTTCAACTCTAATATATCCTGGAGTTAAATCTCTATTTACAGGAATATTTACAACCTTAGTTAATTCAATACAATTTATATTTGGTGTTGTTAGCTGGGCAACATCCCAATCATCATTAGCAGTATTTGTAATCCAAACTGTTTGTCCTAAACCTATTTGGTTTATATTAACACCAGTTAAAGTTGAAATGTCTCCTGCAAGGAAATTGACATCTTCATTTCTTACATATCCGCCTGTTTTAACAAATTCTCTATCTAATACTTTTGTAGGAAACGGAGTATGTACATAACCTTCTGGTTTGCTGTAAACTTCGTTTGGTAATATTCTGTAATGGTTGTCAACATTTGTAGGTGGTAATGTTTTTACAAGTTCAAATGCTTGAGAAGTCTCTACAAACTTTTTGTCATTAAGTTGAAATTCAACTTGCTGTACATCTTCTGTTGAACCATATCGTCCTGCCTGTATTGCCCATTCTTCGTAAAATTCTAAAGTATCTTGGGTGTTGCCTAATGCGTCAAACAAATTAGTAAACACTCGCATAGTACCTTTGTCAGAAATAGCACCTCTGTAAAATTTATATTGGCTTACATCGTCGTTGATAATATTAGCAAGATATTGGCGTTTTTGATATCCAAACAAGTGTTGCGCCATTTTTTGTTGTTCACTATCAAAGTTATCAGAGTCTAAATCATAAAAATCTGCAAATTGATTAATTCTATAATCAAAGTTTGTTATTAATTCAGATACTGGTTTCTCATTTAATCTGTACCAAAAATTAGGATTAAATTTTTCTTCGCCAATAACATTTCTTAATGCTACATAATAAAACTGTTTGTATTTTACAAGATCGCCAATTGTATAGTCTTTCCATTTTTCCCAATCACCGTACTTTGCATCGTCAAATATAAATCCTGGAATATTTAATCCACCATTCCAGTTATCAGATCTATATCCGTTTACACGTATTCTTTCTTGTCTGTATCCTGTGCTAGGATTATATATAGTATCATTGAATACTGTTTTATTATCTAATAGTACAACATGTTCTTTTTGAACTAATGGTAATGATGCATGATATAATCCGTCATCGGTATTTGTTATTTCAATCCCAAAAGAATTTTCATTTCTTAATAAACTACTAAAATCGGAATCTAAAAATTCTCCAGAAGCTTTGAGAATTGAATATCCGTAAAATGCATCTTTTATATCATCAACTACATGGTAATCTTTCTTAAATTTTAAAAAGTTTGCGCCCGGACTTAATGCAATTAATGCTGTTGCAGCCCAGCCTTGAGTTGTCCAGTACATAAATTCTTTAGTTGAAGTATTCCAATTTTCTACAACGTTTGCTTCTGAATCAAATTTATCAAAATTAAACCCTATATCTTCTAAACGTGCAGCATATCCCAACAGAAAATCAACAGTGTCTTGTACTGTATTAAATTTTGCTCCATAACTTAGTTTTTTAACGTTTGTTCTTCTAAAATCTTTTTTAAACTTTGCTGTCCTGCCGCCTTCTATAGGCAGTGCTGGTAGTTTAACTGTGTTAGCATCAAACGTTTTATCTATACTTCCGCCAGTAATAAAATTATTAACAGCTCTAAAATAATTATTTCCAGCAAATATTACTTCGCCTGATCTGTATTCAGCATTGGATGCAAATTCAGATGCTCTTACATTTCTGCCGCCGACTGTAACTTCGTAAAAAGAAGATCCAGGCACTGTTTCATAATATTCAAAGTAAGGCTTTTCTATACTATATCCTCTAAGTACATATCCTACGTCTGCCTTTTCTATAATAACACCACTATATGTTGCCAATTCTGTTGCACTACTTGTGTTTAGAAAAACTTGATAATTTTCTTGGGGTATAAAAATGCCGTCACGTGTAAGAGATTGTGTTGGCGATCTGCTGTCTAAAATTAAATTAAAGTTTTCTTTGCTTGTAAATCCAGCAATTTTTAATCCTATTTGATTATCTAGGTTTTTCAAATCATTTTGATAGCTATTATATACAGTTAGAATATCACTAGCAACTAAGTTATAAATGTAATTTACAAAACCGGATGTCATTGTTCTTAAAGTAGACTCGTTAGTATTAGGCACTAAAAAGTCTTTAATTACTATTTGCTTATTAGTTTCAGTATATGTCCATTGACCTACTAAATTCCTAGTTATTCTAGAAACATCAAAACCTAATCCCATTGTTTTTGCAGGATTATTTACTAGCATTGCTTTCATAACAGCAAATGGATATTCAGAACTTTTGCGCCATGCATTTTCTACGGGGCTTTGATCACCAAATTTAAAATTTCTTACAGTACGATTTAAAACAAAATCTTGTACGTAGCCTGATCGCAATGGAGAAAGTAAAGAACCATCTTGACTAACTGGTAAATGTCTTGTTATGCCAGGTCGAGCAACTTTTTCATCTACTGTAGTATTATTTGGATTTGCTATTCTACCTTCTTCAATGTTTTTCCACAATATTAAATTATCGCTTGTATATGGAGCGGGACCATATACTGTATTCCACCAAAACGGTTTTGAACTAAAGCCTTGAATTTCCCAAGGATGGCTGTGGGGACGATCTGTATCGTATGCATGTTGATATATGCCTCTCCAAAATCCTGGATTCTCATTACCGTTTGGAGAGTTTGTATCTGAGTAGTTAAATGTCCAATCATTATTTCTATCATAAAAAGTATTATTACTAAAATTTTGATTGTTTAAACTTGTTTGTAACCACTGTTGAAAGTCAGTTAGTAAAGCATTGTTTATATCCTGGCGGCTAAAGTCATTTGTTTTATATTCGCCGCCAATAAAATGATTAACATCTAATCTGTTGTTAGAATATTCAACTTTAATATTATTATAAATTCTTTTTTCAAATTCAAGTAGCAAATGATCTCTATAATCTTTATATGCTTTAATATAACTTCCGTCGTGTCCTTTTACAAATGCAACACCTATTGGATATTCATTAATTTCAACATCGTCGTTTCCTAAAATAACTTGTGTGCTATTAATATTAGGAATGTATAATAATGTGTTTAAACCATTAAATGTTATAGTGTGAGCTTTTCCATCTGTCGACATAGATTTTGCAACTGCTTTAGATGTGTAAATTGGATACGTCCACCCAATTGCTTCTGTACTAACGTTTTCTTTTGATGTGGCTTCAATCTGTCCGTATATTTTATATGGACCGGCGACATTAGGATCTAAAGGATATTTAGGTTGTACGGTATCATCAATTACTACCATTGGATGATACTTAGGATACAGACCTAACTTTGATGGTGTAGGAGCTATAAAAGATCCGTCCGAAGATTCATATTCATATATTTCAATTATGTCGTTTTCTTTTTGGTTAGCAGTAATTGTAATATAACCTAGATTATTAAAATTATAATCTTTACCATGTGTTAAAAGAGATTGGTTTAAATAGACCAATAATCCTTTTGGCTGTAGTGAGTCTAATGTAAAACTATCTGTTAAAGGGTAATCTTTGGTTCTTGAATCTAATACAGCATATTCAATTCTGTTAGATGAACCATAGGGTATCATATCTGAGAAATAAAACGGTTGTGTCTTAACTTTATCTTTATTAATAGTAGACAACACTAAGTCTACATGAGTCTTCGTTGCTCCGTCAAACCCTAAGTTAGTAGCAGTTTCAATAAAATTTCTCTTATATTTTGCATATTCAGTTTTAGCATATTTTACTGCTTTAACAATATTAAAGTCTTTGCTTGTTATGTGGTAAAGTGGCAAATTCAGTGGGCCACTATGTTTTACAAAACGTTTACCGTAACGATCTAAGTCGCCTAAATCTCTTAAGTTGTTAGGTCCTAAAAATTTACCAGTAAAATTTGGTAAATCTTCTAACATACTATCTACATGATCGATTACTTCGCCTAACGTAAATTGTGTAATGTCTTCATTTAACGGATTTCTTTCTAAGTTATATGGAAATTCGTAATACCCGTTTGAATTTTTTACTTTCTTAGAATCTGTTTTAATTTTAACAATATCATTAACAGCTAAGTCTGTTGTAAATTGTATTTGAGCAAGTTTGTTGTCTGTGTTAATAATATAATCAGTATTTTTTAATTTTATTTTGTTGTTAACAAATACTGCAACTTTTAAATCAGTAATTGAAGATGATTCATCGTATACATCTATATCAAAGTTATTAAATTTTAAATCTGTTGCTGTATATTCCTTTACTACAAACTGTTTAGATTTTTGAGGTGTGCTACTAAAACCATTTGCATAATCAAATGTAGATAAAGTTTTATACTTTTTCAAGTAACCAGCATTAATCGATCCGTTAATTACAGAATTATTTAATTCATATTCAAACGTATCATTTAACAAATCAAAACTAAACAATATGTCACCTGAATTATCAATATTTCTATATGATAGCGGAAATCCGAGTTCAGTATCTACATTACCCTCGCCTACTGCATATGAAAATAACTTAGTTCCTTTAAAGTCTGTTTGAGGATAGTATACTGGATCACTGTAACTATTACCAGCATTATCGCAAACTTCAAATAACGGCTGCTGATTAGTTTTTGTTTTTTCTTGTGCTATTACCCATGCATCGCCGTGGTAGTGATAACTTTTACCTGCATTTACTAAACCTTGTGTAACTAAAATAGTTTCAAGATCAATTGGATTTGTGTCCGAAGTTTCAATTAAAGATATTTGCCTATTGTTTCCAATATCAACATATTTGACTTTGAAGATTTTGCCGCTAACTCGTATGTCAGTGTCAGCAGTAAATAAGATTCTCATACCTTCAGCTAAATCAATACCGTCAATATTGTATCCTATTTGGCCTTCGATTGTGCTAAAAACATCAGTAGTATAAGTGTCAATCAAATCAACATCTTGTTTAGCACTTGCACCAAAGTTATTAAGTTTTAGACCAGCTTCAAATTCAATAATAGGACGCAATGCTCTTTTTGACTCGTCTAAGTTTTCAGATATATTATTATATTCATAACTTGCTAAAATTACATCTTTATGGTGCCAACAATTATACCTGCTCCATGCATTCCTATCTTGACTTGCTCTATTAATAACTATATAATCTTTATTTGCAGCATAGTTTCCTGCATTTGAAAAAGGTAAAGTATCAAATTCTTCGCTATCAAAAGGAACAGTCTTATTTTCACTATAGACAGCAGGAATAATTAAATCTTGATCTTTAATTAATTTAATCTTGTCGCCAACACCTTCAACATACCAATTGTTTTGATTATAAAATGCTGGCTCAGTATCACCTTGGAATCGAATTTGCATTCCGTTAGATAATTCAACGCCATTTGCACTTTTATATGTTTTCTTACCTAAAATTTCATCAGTAACATTTAAAAAACTATTTTCTTCAATGTCATATATTTTAAATAAACCACTAGTGTCGATTTCATTTTTGCTGATATAATATAATCTATCAGGAGCGTTTGCAGGAATAGTAAATTCTATTGTTCCTTTTTCAATATAAGCAACTGCTACTTCTTCGCCATCATCTCCTAACTTACGAATACCATCCGGGTATAATGTTGAAACATTATCGTCAGCTTCAAATGTTACACTGCCACTAGACGGTAATACAATATATTCGCCTTGGTCATATTCATTGCCATATAATACTGCATCAAAAAGACCTTCGCCTCTAATTCCTTCATTACCAGCAGTTAATACTGCACTGCCTGGTGTAAAATTTCTAGTAATTGCAAATGCAAGAGGGTGTCCAGGTGTATTAATTTCAAAGCGGTATGTTTGACCTCTGTACAGTTTTAGTGACGGGTTTCTTGTTAATCCATCATTAAACACATATGCAATATTGTCTCCTTGATCTTCTGTAGTAACTGTATAAGTACTAACAATCTCTCTACTTTGACCTCGCACAGGAATACTTAAAGGACCGGTCGGCAACCAATAATATTCACGGAAGTTTACAAATTTATCCCAATCAATATTTGGGTTCCAGCCGTATGTTTCTTGTGAGTTTATCCTACTATGATTATCTGTATTTGCGCCGAATACATTAAGTTGTCCCATATAATCATTATAGTCTTTATAAAAAGTTACATTATCATAATTGTCTTTAATAACAACAGCTGGTTCAAATTGATAATCTTCTCTATTTTTACTAACATCTGCAACATAGTTGTCAGTTGGTTTATATGCTTTTGCTGTTTTTCTGCCGTAATAGCCATTTATTTTTTCTGCCACGCCGGGCTGTATAAGTTGATCAAGTGTTGCTTGTAAAAACTTTTTGTTAGCCTTTGTTCTAAAGAATGCAGGTAAAAAATCAGATGCTGTGATTTTATTATCTTTTCCGGGCACCGGAAGTGGAGATACATTTTGATCGTCATTATATGCCATTAGTAACTATATCCTCCGCTGTTACCGCTATTATTACTACTATTGCTACTACTATTGCTACTGCTATTGTTGGTGCTACTGCTACTGCTATTAGTTGTATTAGATACGCTCGATACTATACCAGATACTACTGTAGTTGCTGCTGAACTAATTACGTTGCCTGATGATTGTATTTGTGTTGCTGTAATTTCATCTATAGTTTCAATATCGCCAACTGTTGCTGCACTTGCAAAAATTTCATCTGGTTCGCTTTTTATTTCAAATAAACTACCAAACGACTGAATTGTTTGTCTTGGAACTATTAAAAAGCTAACAAGTTTTGGTGATAATTGATTCATAATATATGCACTAAGTTCTTGGAAGTAAAATGTTTCTCCAAAATCCCAATTTTCAATATCAAAAAACTTGTTTATTGCATCGATAATATCTGCTTTTAATTCATTATCGTTAATAACTAAATTTTTGTTTCTAACTATTTTGAATTTAACTTGTAAGCTCGGCCTTGCTTTGCTTCCAAAAAGTATTTTATATTTTACTGGATGATAAATGATATCATCACTAATACTTTTAATTCTGTTAATAGAATTGCCATAATTTCTTAGCAATTCATCATTACTTGGTGGCAACGGTTGAGTTAGAAGGTCACCTGTAATATATTGTTTAACTTGTTCGTTATAAGTTTTTGTTAATATGTAAGTATCTATAATATTGCTCGAACTTGGGTCAATTCTAAAATTGCCATCAGCAACATGAACATAATGGAACTTTAAATTAGAACGTCCAAAATATGCTTTATAGTCTGTATTAATTTGTGTATTATTCAATTGCTTATTTAATTTTCTAAATATTTGTTCATCTTGAAGATAAAATACTTGTCCTTCGGTGCGAGAACTATAAGGTGCTATTGCAGCTTCATTTTGTACAATAACAATTTCATTGTTTAAGTTATTAAAAAACTTGTAATCTTCTACTCCATCAGATGTAGTATATTTCTTTTGAAATATTACTTTCTCACCGATAGAAACAGAATCAGCAAGTTCGCCAACTATTTGTTCAAATATATCTGGATCGTCAAATACTCCGTCGTCGTCTAAATCAATGAATTGGATTTGTATTTTTCTACTATCTAAATATCCTTCACTATCTTTATATTGATCTGTAATTGTCCAAGAATAATCTCTTGTAAACGGTGTTAGTTCTCCTGGTTTACGATTAATATTTAGAATATCAATTTTATCACGCACAGTTTTTCCTGTAGAAGGATCATAAATTTTATCTGCATTATCAAAGAAGAAACGTATTTCATCTTCACTTTCCATTACATATCTTGTCTGTCGATATGTAACAGTATATTTTTGACCGTCAGTTTTAAAGTACAACATCCAACTAGCATCTAAATTATCACCTGATATGTCGCCTGCTTTACCTGTTGCAAAATTACTTATAGTGTTAACATCTTCGCCTACTACTATTTTCCACTGTCTATCGTATATGTCATATCTTAATGCAAAGTTTCTTAATTCAAATGCTTGATCAATAAGCTGCGTTTTTACATCATTAATTAGTCTTAAGGAATATTTTGGTATTACTTGCTCAACTAAAGCACCACTATCAATATAGTCATTAATAATAATGCCTGCTGCGCTATCAGGATTTATTGATGTGCCGTCATCAGTAACTGACATTACTTTGACCCACTTATACATTGTTTTGCCTAAATGTTCATTACCATCATCGTCCATTAATGTGCCATTTGGCATAAAATGTTTTCCTGCTGGCGGAACAAACTTTATCATTGTACCCGTTTCTAATAATCTTAAACTATTAGCAGTAAAACTTCCAACAGCATATGCATTTTCACTTACATCTTGAAGAATTCCAGAATAAGAATTTGTTTCTGTTGTTACAGCTTTCCAAGAAGCATTTAAGTCACTAACAATAATTTTTGGATATTGCGATAGATAAAAGTTTTTACTATTTGGATACTGAATAATCTTTTCAATTATATTATAAATCGCGCCTTCGATATCTGTTTGTGTTGAAAAAGTAAAAGTTTGCTTTTCTTCATAATTTTCTTTGTAAATAACTCCGTCATCTACAAATAAACTAGTGTTTGAATATTTTCCACTAGCATCCTTTAAATCAAAATACCTACTTATACCGCTAGAAATTCTATTTGTACTTTTAGTTTTAATAATTTCTTGACTTACTGCAAGAGGACCAATATTATAATCTTCTCCTGTAACTAATCTATCTTGTGTATAATAAGTTGCAGGAGCATTTGCTTTTATTTCTTCATTAGATTCTGTTGCTGTGCCGTTACTAACAGTAGATGTTAATTTTAAGCCAAGTGTTAATGTTTCTTTGCTACCTGTTCTTGTTTGATAAGGTATTTCTATTTGTACAAGTCCTATTGCACTAGGTGTAATAATTGCTCTTATTCCAGAACTTGTTCTATAATAAACTTTAAAATCTCCTGCTGGCAAATTACCAAAAACGCCATCACTAAAGACTAGATTAATCCTATCGCCAATTCTCGTTGTTGCTGCAAATACATCTCTAGTACTGTTAAACAAACTATTATATACAACATTGTTTCCTTCTACTGAGTCAATTTTAGTCCAAGCTGCATTTTCAAATCCTCCGGAATTCAAACCGTATAACCAAATATCAGTATTATTGATATTCTCTGCATCAATAGCAATTGATTGATTTGGAGTAGGATTTGTAATTGAAAATTTTCCGCTGTCTAACTTTCCCTGTCGGAAAGCCATAAAAAATCCTGTGTTAGCACTGCCAGCACCTTGTCCGTCATCTCTAAATAACATAGCAGGGTTGTTGCCTGGGAGCGGAGGTTCTTCAACAAGTGCATCTCCTATAATATCTGTACTTACAACTTCAAATCTTGTGTTAACGCCTTCAATTCTTTTTGTAAATGGGTAAATTGCCGAAGCTGTATTAGTAGAATTAAATTTATATTTTTGTGTTGAGACGCCGGCAATAGATGCCGACTTTAAAGGATTACCAACAGAGTTCTGTACAGGCAACGCTGAATTCATTATTTTTAAAAACTGTTCAAAATAACTTGAATTAGTTTGGTCATTCCATTTTATTGTAATTCCTGCTAAATTTAATCCAGTACTATCTACAACATTTTCTGTAGTCTTAATTGTATTAATTTTCATCAAACCATTAGCTGCTTGATTACGTCTTGGATTATATGCAAGCATACGAGCTAGACGTAAGACGCTTTCTCTACGTTCTGCTGTTTCAAGAAAATTTTCTCTTGCATTTAGATCAATGCGGAATGATAGGTTTTGCCCAAGGAAAGCAATCATATCAATCAGTGCAAGATATTCACTAGATTCAATATAGTCGTTAAAATCTTCTGGATAATTTTGACGCAGATAATTAATCATTGTGCGTCTTAAATTGTCAAAATCGTATGATTGAAAATCAGCGTTACGATATGATTGATAAATTCTTTTCCAGTCCTCAGCTACTAATAACCGTGACTGCCTATCAGTTGCAGACATATGCTTTTCCTTGTTTACTAATGATATTTATCTGAATAGAAAAAGTGCGTATTTAATTTTAACTTAATAGACCGTTTTCTTTATCAAATCTAAAACGTAACTGATCTTGAATTTTGTAGGGTAAAAATATAAGGGATATATCAACTTGTATGCCTTGCTCGTATGTATCAACTATAATTTGATCTATTTTGGTTCTAGGATCATAGTTAACAATACGAGTAACATCATTAACTACTGCTTCTTGTACTTCTTTTGTAAACGGTTCAAATAAGATATCCCATATAATAGTTCCAAATGTAAGATCGCTTAATTTTTCACTCTGTCTAATATGAAAATGATTTATTAAATCTTGCTTAATTAAGTCATAGTCGTACAATCCAAAGTTTTTTGCATCAGGTGAAACTGTAGAAAATCCTCTATAGGTTCTACCGTCAAGTGATTTTTTAGAGTTTGGCTGTACTGTTACACGTTTATATAGATTTTTTTCTAATTGACTCATACTGTATTTACCCTATTAAAATGGTCCAATTGGCGGTATTTCTGCTAAATTATCATCCGGACTTATTGTTACATCTGCTTGCGATTCTTGCTCATCTATTAAACTTTTTAGTGCATCTGCTAATTCATTTTTAAATCTAGACACAACTGATCTTCTAACAGCAGGAGTACTTGAACCAAAATATTTCATTCCGTTACTTGCAGCCCTTTCTAAGTATACCATTTTGACCATTGCTCTATCAGATGGTGTATCTGCGCCAATGGTTTTAACTGCTCTTTCAAATATACGCTGGCATCCTGAATTTCCATGTTGTATAGCTGTAGACCAAACAACATCTTGTAGCGTTTTAGAACGTTCTCGTGGATCAATTCCAGTAGCTCGTTTAATACGTTTTGCAGCAGGTTCAAAGTATGTTTTAACAGCAAACGAATGTTGTGCTTCTGCATTAGCAGCATCGGACATTAAAGATTGCCAACCTTGTTTAAAAGTATCAGATCCTGATCTTGCTGCATTTTCTCCGCCCAATGCATTTATTCCGTCATACAAACTGGAATAATTATGTTCACAATACTTAATAAAATTACCCATTGCACCTGTATTAGCAGCAATTTGATATGTTCCATAACTCCAGCCGCCAGTTCTGTCATAACCAATAGCAGATGGCTCTCCTCTAGACTCATATTTTGCACTCAATGATCCTAATTCTTCACTAAATTCAAAATTTGGATTTGCTGCATAATCATCTGATCCTGTAAAACCTAATTCGTCTCCATTTAAATCCTTTCTTCCTGCAAGAGAAGTTGTACCTGAATTAATCTGGCCGCCGCTGCCAGCAACATATGCACTTGCTTTCCTACCGCCTGTATTTTTAAAGAATGTATCAGGAGTTAGTACCCTATTAGCTGACGGTAATCCTCCAGGTGTTTCTCTGTCAGTTTCTGTTTTTTTATAAGATAAAGGATCTAAATTTTCATGATGTGGCCAAGGTTCGTGTTGCGGAGCTCTACATAAAATACTTTCATAAGGTTCAATTATGCCGCCTGGTTTAACACGAGGTAAAGTTACTGTACCTAATATATCAACTTCTTTTGCAGTTTGTGCTGTTGCTGCTTTTGGTCCATTCATATGAACAAACGTTGCTGTTTCTCTGTGTTCTTTTTTGCTGCTTATATGAGTATATGCACCTGTAGTTAATCTATTATCACCGACTGATTTAATATTCATATTTCCAGCAGTGTCAATATATTGATTTTTCTTTACTTTCATATGATGATCTTTTGCAATAGTTACTTTACTATCAGCACCAATATGTAAATTGTAATCATATGCAGATTCTATTTGCACCCTGCCGCTAGGAGCATCATTTTTATCTGTTGCACTACCATCATTGTAACGTGCAGTTGCTTTAATATTAACATTTCTTCCTGCTTCTAAATTAATATCACGTTCGGCAGTAACGTTAAGATCATTTTCAGTCATAATACTAACACTGTCTTGTGCGTGAATATCAATTTTGCCATCGCTAGACATTTCTATCCATGTAGTGCCTCTAGCGTTTCCTATGTAAATTAAATCTTCCGAATTATGCAATAGAAGCTGATGTCCAGTGCGTGTTCTAAAACGTAACAATTCATTTTGAGGAATTGTATTATCGCCTTCTTGACCTTCTTTTACATTTTTGTAAATAGGCGGGCCGTCTTCTGCATGAGTAGCTCTTACAAACCTATCATCACCGTCGTCCATTACAAAACTACTTCCGCCTAATCTATTAGAAGGAACTGAAATCTTTTGTTTTGCAGAACCAATTGCAGCCGTTGGAGCACCATCTCTATAATCTTTAGGGCCCGGCGTACTAACACCAAAAACCATGCTAGGTATTTCACGTCTAGCACTAGTAGTTGTTGTTCCTCGAACTTCGTCATTTAATAAACCTTGGACTTCTAATGTTTCAGTAAAATCTTTATTATATGGTTTATTAAATAGCGTAGGGTCAATTAAAGCACCATCTTCGTTTGCTTTATTATATTCTCCTACAGGAAGTTTTCTGCCTTTTAAATTTTCTGGTAAATCTGCTTGGGTTGTTTTTTCTGTTGATGCTCTGCCGTCAGGAACCATAAAGTTCATATAATCTGCAGGTATACATCCTATCCAATAACCAAAGTTTGCATTGCCTTCTGCAAAAATAACAAGAACACGGGTTCCAACATCTGGCGGCACCATCCACATACCGTAAGACTTTTGTGTATGCTGATATCCTTCATTTGCTGTAAGTGCATTATTAGGAGTTACTCCGTAAAACGGACTTAGGTACTTTACGTTTAATAATTGTCCTGTTCTTTCTGGTGTGCCACCAGCTGAAGTATATTTTAAAAGTTCAACTGTCAATCCGCCCATATACTTTGTATCAAGATTATTTACTACGATTGCTTCATACGGTCCTGGATCGTTGAATTTCTTTTCTGTATGTCTAGTTCTTTGGTAACTTGAAGCCATTAATTATTCCTTTAAGGAGTTGTAAAAACCTTTTTTCCACTTTTAAAATCATATCTGTCAAACCCAGGCTTTAGTACTTCGTAATTATATACTGTTCCTGAAGATGCAGTTGGAGGAGGTTCAGTAACAGTAGAAGGAGTAGTTGTTTCAGTATTAGGAGTTGCTGGACCTGCATCTGGTTCTTGATCTTCAGTTTCACTAGTTGTTTCTGTAGTAGTTGTTGTTTCTCCGGTCTTTGTGTTTTGTGTTGTTTTTGTTGTTGTGCCGCTGGCGTTACTTGTTACAGAAGAAGATTCTTCAGGCGGTTCATTACTAACATCTGGATTAGCTTCAAATATAGGAAGACCTTTATATTCTCCACATTTAACAGAGCCTGGAGGCTGGAAAATTTTAGTTCTATCACTATTTTCTACTATTTCTGCATTATA